ACTGTTATCACCATTGATGTTACTACCTGTTACAGTGTTGAACGATGCTGACAGATTCAACTTATCAGCTGAAATAATAATTGTTCCGAGGTCGGCGTATACCAATCCATAATAGTGTGGATTTGACGGGTTATGTATACCGTCAGTCAAACTACCACTCACAAGATGACGAACTGGTGAAGGAATTCCGTTGTAACCTAGACTATCACTTTGGTCAGCTGAGTCATCAATGAGTCGTATGATTGTTGGATTTGATCCAGATACCTGAACGGCACTACCTGTGTGGGCGGAGTTTACTTTTCCGCTTCCACTAAGTTCTGCAATACACAATTCAAAGTTACCGGGGTCGAGTTTATCACCTACTTTATTTCTATTGAAGTTGATGGCATAGAAATCATTTACTACAGTTGCATTTGTATCACCGAGACGAAATTGTGTTTCACCGGGATCTAAACATATGAGTTTATACTGTGAGTAGATAGCACGTGTTGGAGTATCACCGGCTTCACCACCCTGAGATAGTGAACCTGATCCGGCATAGTGTCCATATGTTACAGAAAAGACCTGTGCATCCTCACAATCGAGCGAAGCTGAACTCCAAACTTCATAGTAGTACTCACGTGATGAGGTACTCTGTAAAGAACTCGTGTAAAACGAAAGTAATTCACCAGTACCGGCACCCCAAAGTCCACGTGTTTCTATAACACGTTCTGGTTCCGTGCGCGGTTGGCCATCTTCTCCCATTGGTCTTGCAACTGGCCTAAATATTCTTGTTTGTGCCATAATAACTTCCTATGAAATCTTTGAATTATGTTGTTGGTCTAACATTTACGGTAACAGGAACTACAATACGTCCACCGGTCTCATTTGCAGTCACAATAACCTTTGTTGACTTTGCAGTACCGATGTTTGTTGCTGCGGCCGAAGGAGCTACTCGGAACTCAAGACCAATAACAGATACAGAATTTGCTGTTTCAGAGTCACCCATCATAGATATTGGGTTGTTACTTGGTTGAGCGGCTGCCTTTGTTGCCTCGATAGTTACGTATGTACTGTCTAAGAGTGTAGCTGTATATCCAAGTGTAGCATTCAATCCCGTTGTGTTTATTCCCGTACCATTGAAAGTTGTTTTCGGAACGATGTTTGCTGAAGTCGATGATGTATCGCCAGCAGTAAGTGTTACAGTAGTAGTTCCAACCAAAGAAATGTAAGGGATTGCATTTGTTCCCTTTGGAAGTGTAATCAGCTTATACTTCATTGATTGTGTTTCATCAGGAACCGCCTCTGTTATTGGCATACTTTCAATAACTACACCATAATAATCAGACCCAAGTGGGTGAGCCGGGTTCCATAAATCGTAATCAATCTCATCATCCGCCAAAGCGAATTGTGTGATTTTGAATTGGCTTCTGCCTTTTGCCAGAAGTTCACGACCCTTCTTTGTCAAGATAGCGTCTACGGTAATCGAGGTATTGTCTAAATAACCCATTGTTGTTACTCCTTGTTGAATATACTGTTACTCATATAAATATGGGACTTCTTCTTTTTCCCGTTAGATTCCACTATTTGTGAAAGATTGATTTGTGTTTATCTGATTTGGATCTACTATAAATACCTCAACAACAGGCTTTCCGTCAGGTGTGCTCCGTGTTTCAACGTTTATATCTGGACCTGTAATTTTACATCCTTCAAAACGGTGTTGACGTATAGGTGTAGTCAAGTCGTGTGGATTCTCATAACTAGATGATACAAACGTATATGATGAATAGTTTCGTTCAGCCATATCATTACTACTTGTGTATGCAAATTGATAAGCACTATAGTAAGAATGTTTACGTTGTTCCATCGTTGTATTGAATAGTGCAATAGCCTTTCCACCGTCGTTATTTACACCAACCCAACCCAAACCATATCCAATGTCTTCACCGCTATCTGTAAACTCGACGTTTGTACGTTCGTAAGTATTGGAAAACGAGGTGTTGACGATGGCAAAAACATTTGTTTGACCTGTGCCCAATCCCGATGATATAGTACCAACAACTCTTCCAAAGTTTACTCTTGCAATTCTACCAATGAATGTTGTAAAGTTCATATTCAAAGAACCCGTATCCATTTGGATTCTTGCCATTCTCGGTGTAAACGTTGTTTTTGGAAAATGTGAGAACTTACCGTTAGACGCCGAAATGTGCATCTTGTATTGTTTTGCAAAACCCGTCGTTTCAATTTTGGGGTCATAATCACCAGCCACATTGATGTCATTTGATGACTCAATTTCAAGTGGAATATCCGATTCACCCTCTACCTCGAGATAAGAACTTTCATTTTCAAAACCAATCAGAATTGTTGCACGTTTTGAAGACAAAGTTGCTGATGGTAAAACCGACGATGATATTTCGTTTGTTCTCCGAATTGTCTTATCGGGTGATTCACCACTGAAGTTTCTGATTACTCTTACTTTCGAACGCTCAAGGACATTTGGTTCGATAACCAAACCGAGTATTTCATTTACACGAGCAGGGAGTGTTTGACGTATTTGGTCAAATACACTAAAGTCAAATGCAGATATTAGACGTATGTAAGCAGTAAAGTCATTTTTATTTGGATACTTTTGCCAATACTCTCTTGCAAACCACTTCAGACGTGGATACTCATCCTTGTTTATATTCGAATACTCACCAAAATAATCGTCTATAGAAGTGTTGCCAATCGCCTCATAAATGTCCTCGTTGATAACAGTCTGTGGTGAAAATGCAATCATCAACTTATTAGAGTCTACGGAGAACTTATCAAATCGTGAAACTTCAGATGACAAATGTGGATCAAGTCCACCTATCAATGAACCAGAATCTAATCTTACTTTTTCTGAAAATGGAGTGTTATTACCAACGGTTGCAACCTCCATATTGTAAGTCTCTGTTATAGACTCAAAAGATTCCGACGTAAAGTTGTAAAATGTTGCAACCTTTGAAGAGCTGTAGAACATTGATTTCGTTTGATCTGGATGAGAACTAATCAAACTTGAAGTGGTTGATACATCAAACTTTTGCCAGAACTTCCACTGTCCCTGTAGGTCGTAGAAAGATGAAGTTGCGGTGTTACCGTTGTAAGAACGTGGTGCAAGAACATGGTTATTGAATGATGTTTCTGCCAAAGGTTTTGTCCAATACCGTAGTTCAAATACTGAACCAGAAAGTATCTTATCGGTAAACACGTTGGAACCCGAACCAATATAAAGCGTTCCCGGTGATGCCCATGCTTGATTATATGAACCACTCAAACTTCCACTTATGACAATACTTCCTGTACGTTCTATAACAAGTTTTCCGTACTTTTCAGTTTTTACAAACAGACTATACACCTGATTTGATGCGGTAGAGTCTGTACTAAATTCACGACGTATCATCAAATTCAACGGAACGTCGTCATAGAAGTAATCATCGTAAATAGAAGCGGATGTATAACTTGTACCGTTCCCCAACCAGAATGTTAGTGTTCCCTTACCGGTATCAGTACTCGCCGCTTTGTCCATTGTAACAAACCAATCAACACGACTACCTGATTGTTTTTGTAACAGCGTTTGTCTTTCGTTCCCAAAATAATCATAGGAAGATTCTGGTTCCATTCTCCATCGGAATGTTACCGTATCAGGATATTGCCATATGTTTTCGGAATTAGAAACCTTTTCCCAAGGGACATAGATATATCTGTTTGTTGTTGGTAGTGGTAAACTACCTAAAAAGTTGAAGTAGTAAGTATGCTTTTCATACTCAGCACGAGGAATGATACCCAAATCCGCGTTATCAGGTCCACCAAACTCACGAATAGATAACAGAGTTTGTGGTATTCCATATGCAGCTAAAAGTGCTCGTATTCCACGAGCGGTTCCTTTTGACTTGTAAATGTACGGAAGGTTATTCAGAATACGTCTCCAAACTTCCTTCGTTCTTTCTTCATATGTTTTTACTAAGTCTGTTCGAACAATTGTTTTTCCTGTCCAAGTTGGGTCACCACTACCACTAATACCGAGTCCATACTCCCAAAGATCTTTTGCAGAAGTTCCGTGAGTAAGTGTCCATCCCATATTCTTTGTAACTTCATAAACCAAGTCCTGTGACATACCGTCTTTAGGGTGTTCTACACGAAGATTCTTCTTTAGAATGTGGTCGGTGTACAAATACATGATGTCAAAGTGCTGTCCTAACATATTGACAAAGTGAACAGCTGCCTCATTTTCTTCATCTTCACGAATGTGATCTGGCAATGCCTTTACGAGAGCTGCGTAATTTTTTGCATCATATTCATCAGCAAGTTCAAAGAGGTTGTCCAACCAGTCTTGTACAATCGAAGATGTTACATTGTAGAAGTTGAACTTACCTTCTTTTGTAACCAAATCGAATGTACTAGCAGAGACATCCAAGACATACTTAGGATACGGTTGAATAGACGAACTAATTTGATTCGTGTAGTTTATACTTCCCGTGGATGAATAATAGAGATACCTCTCAAACCCGTCAAATCCAGAAACGAGCTTATCCCGTAACATGGATAGCTTTACCTTATTATTCGTAGTGAATGAACCTGTGTATGTATTCAGTGATGCAAGTCCACTGTTGTAACTGTCAATCAACTCCATCTTTACCATGAAGTTGTCAACTCGGTCACGGGAATTAGAGTAGTATATGAAGTTCTTGAATTCACGATAATCAACGTTCAACTCTACAGGAAATGACGATGATGAGACATATCTCTGTAAAATCTGTTCTGATGTCTGTATGTTTTCGGATAGAATCGAATTCCAAGATTTATAATTTGTTTCCGATGTAACCCAATAATCATAATCAACTTCAAAGTTCGGACCGGAAAGTGGTGTTGGTTGAAATACTTCTTGTTCTGCAGTTAGGAATACCGTATCAACATACGGTCTCATTAGACGAACCGCTAACCAACAATTGAAATACTTATCATATTCACGTGGAAGTGGTTCTGTTAGCTTCGCGTAGAAGAATGTTGGGTCACCTGTTGACGTAACATTTAGAATGTCAACGATTTTGTTCTCACCAAAATTGAGAATAATTGGTGGAAAAAACTCTCTCGGTTTGAAGTTCTCAACCAGAAACTTTGCAAGTTGACCACGTAGTTCTGTAGATTCCGGCGTTGTGAGGGAGAGTTTTATCTCAAGCCTATCATCCGATATTTCGGAAATGAATAACTTCCCTTCGGATTTCTTAGAACCTATGTAGTTCCTATGAAAATTGTAAACGACTTTATAGTAATTTGATGGTAAACGTAAGTTATCGAGATCTTTGTGTACATTCAGTTTGATATTCTTTACAGATGTACCATCTACGGGAGAAATAAAGTCAAATGTGTTGATGTCATAAGACGAACCAACCAAAGCTAAATCAATCAGAAACGCGTGAAATTCCAAGCTATCAGTCAAGTAAATACCAGGTACAACAGGTTTCTTTTGAATGAGATTATACTGTTGATCGGGTAATGTAATACCAAATCCAGGCGTACTTGAATTTACGAGTTCATCGTTATTTTTGTAGTTGAAGTTTGACATCATCAATCCATATTCTTATAGTACGTTTCTTCCAGTTCCACCACCGCCGCCGCCTCGTCCACCAGTACCTCCGGTAGATGAACCTCCTGTTCCACTCGTTCCACTTGTAGAAGTTGAACCAGATGTTGTTCCGTCAGATTCCACAATCAGACCAGCTTCTTTCAAATCAGTCCAAACTGTAATAAGTACCGCATCATCTGTTGGTGATATTTTATCTACAGCGGCCTTTATTGCAGATTTTGCATCACGCACAAGTGTATTATACTGAGCAATTAGGTCACGGTCACGTTGAGATGTGCTAGTTTTTGGTAAGACAAAATCTGGTAGAGTTACTCGAATATCCAAGTCCAAAGCAATTTGTTCTAATGTTTCTAATGATATTCTTGGACTGTTTATCGCATCCGTTATTTGCTGACGAAGACGTTTTTCCTTTATCGGCGGAATTCCATCTTTTGATGAATTACCTGTTGTTCCACCCGTATTACTTCCGCCCGAGCCCCCACTTGTTGAAGAACCACCAGATGTTGTATTACCACCAGATGTTCCACTCGTTCCACTCTGAGTTGTTGCCGTATTTGAGGCAACTACCTTGTCTATTGCCTCACGGAAGGCATCGAGTTGTGCTTGTGATTGTTTTTCTGCCTGTTCTTGAGCACGTTTTGATTGTTCTTCGAGTTTTGTAGATAGATTATCAAATGCCATTTTAGTTTCTTCCAACTGTGAAGTGACATTTGCTTCCAGATTTGTAAGGGTAGAATCTATAGCTTCACTGAGGATTGTTATTTCTTGATCCTTCAGTTCTGCCTCGGTCGCCTTTGTTAGATATTCATTTGACAATTGATCAATTGCCTCAACAAGATTATCGTTTGTATCTCGTAGTGATTGTTCACGTTGTTGAAGTGACTCAACTTGATTATTCAGACTCTGTACCTTGAGTTCTAATGCAGGAACACTACGTTGATCTTCATTTATCAACTCTTTCAGTTTTTCAATGAGTACCGCCTCGTCTGCACCGATCGTTACGTCGGATGCCCATTCCTCTGCACGCTGAACAACAAACTTTTCAGCATTTACCGCCTCGGGTATACTCGTAAATTCACGTGGCATTACGTATCCCACACTGTCTAAAACAAATCTAAAATCTATCATGGGTACATTGACAGCACCTCGGTTTTTTAGGTAGTTTTTGTAAGAAATGATACGACCCAATTCGTCCCTGACAACTTGGTCATCTAAATTTATCTCACTCGTTTGCTTTGTTTTCTTTGTAAGGTCATCAAAGAGATTCTTTAGATTCTCAGATGGTAAAAGACCGGATTCACTACCTGTCAATATCTTACGAACCACAAAGTTGAAGAACGGGTCAAGTTCTTCTTCCGTTATCTCACCAAGAGTGGTTTTTGCCAAGTTCAAATTGTTAGAAGCGATAGACTCTTGTATAACCTTCTGTTTGATAATGTACTTTCTTACATAGTCATAGTCGGTAGATGATTTGAAATTCTTCAAACGTTCCAACAAAATCTGACTGTCATTTGCAGGGTCAGATGGGAACTCATTACCGTTTACAATCGCTGGTTTTGGTTTTGCCCTTTGAAGCTTATCACCCTTTGTTTCGAAAAAGGAATAAAACTCGTCAGTTCTGTTGAATGACAAGTTTGGATATTTGGCAATCAGTGCCTCAGCTTGTGATGGTTCTATGTTTTCTACGAAGAGAAAGTCCTCTATCCTAATCATCTTGAAACCTTGAAGTAATACTGATTATCAAAAACTTGTGATGTATTTCCGCCATCAGTTTCAGTTTTTATGACTACACGATAAAACCTTTCTGGTTGGAAAGAATTCATCCAAAGTGTAAAGTAATTACCGTCAGCATCACAACTCAACTTTGAACCACTCGTATTGAATGGAAGTATGATTTCATCAGTATGAGCGTCCCGTATCTCGTAGAATGACGATGTTGGTAGGAAGTATTTTTCCACATAGTAAGAAGAAGTCGTGTAAGTTTTTTGTGGGTATCTACGGTTTGCATAAACACGTATTTTTGCTTTTTCGGATTCTGCATATGACTTTTTCAACTTCACATTTACAACCAAATCATCTAATCCAATCTGTGTAAGACTACCTGTACTAAATGTTGAGTCGTCCCAAACTACATGAAGTTTTGGGACATAGATTGTATTACTATCAAGTGAAAAGAACTTCAGACTAACAAGTGTTTCGTTAGATGACTCAATATCACCCGAGAACTTTACAATGAAACCATCATTATCAATTCTACCCGAACCGGTTATCCACTTCTTTACAATTGGAGTAACATCCATGTATAAGTCAGCAGTCTCATATGAAAATGATTGAGAACATTCTGCACCATCCCAAGTCCACCATGCACCACCACCAACTGAAGAAAAGTAAGAACTCGTTGCAGTTATCAGTGTTCCCGACCATATTCCATCGGTGATTTCCCATGCCTGGTCAATCTCATCCCACTCATAATCCAATCCACCAGTTACGGAAGTTACACCCCACTCAGTTCCAACTGATTTTGATGAACGATACTTCCAAGATACACCGTCAGTTGTTGTTGGTGTATTGAAATATTTACCAGTACCATTGACCCACGAACTACTAACTGGATATGCATATACCGTGTACTCCTGTGGTATCTCTCGTGCATCAGCAGACCGTAGTTGTAAGTAATATTTTGCATTTGATGAGATTTTACCTGCATTTACATTTTGTTCTATCTCACGAACATCAAATTTCAACACGATACGACTATTGTATTTTGACGTAGAGCCTATTAGTTGATGTGATAATTCGAGAACTTGATCTAAACCAGTATTCTGTTCAGGTGTCCTCTCATAAAGTGTTGCATCATACTTTGGATAAATCGTGTATATCATCCGAACGCCCTCACTCTACCAATGATGTCATTATCTGGAAATTTGATTTCGAAGATTGATGGATCTAATGATGGGAAGATGATTCCATCTTTAGTTGCCTTTGTAAGGTCATATGGATTTGGAGAATATCCCAAACCAACTTCATAGTAGTTTACAAACTTGACGTTTGTAACTGTTTGAACTCCCTCAACTTTATCCAACTCAGTGTATACATTACTGATGATAATTGGTTGATTGATTTGCCATTTCTTTACATCAAAGTAATCCTTTAGTCTATCAATACAACGAAGTATCACTTGATTACCGTTTTGATCAGGTAAAGTAATAATATCAAACTCGATACCTATGTTGATTATGTAGGCATCTTTGATGTTGATTGCGTCGGTCAACATACGATGATGGTTTATGTATGTCTTTAGATTTTCTTTTGTTGCAGTATTCAAACGTGTAAGTTTATTATCAGCGTCATAACCAAGAACGTAGAAGTTCAAAGCCAAATCATTTGCAACACGTTCACTGTTGAATATTGACTCTTCAGTAAGTTGTGTATCCTTCGTAATATATGCCTTTGCAATAGAACCATACTTTTGTGGAAGACTGTATGCACGAATGATATAATCCTCTTTAGTTACAGCACGATTCTGTGCCGCGAATGAAGCAAGAGTATTCTGACGAATTTCGTCCACGGTTTCCCCATCCTTACCACCCGTAGCTGGTTCAGGATTTGTCACCGCTAAACTGGCAATCACTTGTTCATATATTCCGGTATTTAGAGATGTCTCATCCAATAAGATGTTACGAGACAACACCTGTGTAAGGGCATCTGTCTGTACGTTATCACGTACTCCACCACCGGTAGTATAGTATACACGGAGTGTTGTATTGTTCGGTGCAAGACCATATGTCTTTGTGTAAAGAAAATTCGAAGGATCTATATCAAGTGACACCGAAGAATCAACACCGGTCAAAGAAGAACCTATGAGGTCTGGATTCGGGATGAGAACTTCGTCATCAAATCCCGATACTCCTGCACCAAATTGTAGTTCATACAAATCAGTACCAGTACTACTACGTCGAAATAGTCTCGTGGAAAATCGACGTGACACCTTTCGTAATTTCAAAAGATACGGTGTCTCATTTCTATGAGTAGAAAGCGTTGTATCATTTCTTGGTATGTTTGGTACAGGTTCAAATATTGTATCCTGAGCAAGGAAAGGAACATTGTACCACTTATTTCCATCTGAATCTATCGCGTGTAGAACTTCAATAATAGAACCGTCTTCCAAATCAATCTTATCATAAGGTCTTGGTGTTGTGAATTCAAACTCTTGATATTTCAAAACACCTGAGACTGCCTTTACAGACTTCTTCAACAGATAATATGTTGGTTCATTCAGAATTGTGTCTATTTCAAAAACAGTTACTTCTGTTGGATCAAATGAACTACTGAACTTGAAGTCGAGATATTCAATTGTTCTAAATTGAATAGTTTGGTCTGCGTTGTGTGCAACAATCATACCAGGTTCAACGGCAAAAGCATAACTCCAATCTGGACCATTGTTAGCACCACTACCAATAGCAGGAACCAACTGAAATACATCAAGTACAACATTTGATGCTATGGATGTTTTTGGTTTATAACCAAACGACTGTGCAAGATTGAGAATATTCTGTGTCTCTGTTGCATTTAGAATCATAGATTCTTGCAGTGAGACATCAGTGTAGTATGACAAGACATCACCAACGTATGCAGCCATTTCCATAAACATCATACCCGGTGAAGCTTCATTGAAGTCCTGATATGTGTTGGGAAAATAGTTTCTTGCAAAATCAATCAGATTTTGTCTAAGTGTCCCGAAGTCTCTAGCGAGATACCTAATATCCTTTTTTACTAAATCTGCCATGTGTTAGTTTCGTGCCTCTTCTATTATGCGAATTGTAGCCGTCTCTGAGATAAATATCCTGATTGGCAAATATATGTTCGTATTTTCGATACTCACTCGTAAGCGAATACCAATTGCATGGTCTGGATCGGCTACCCTACCATCATCACTGACATTCAAATCTACACTTATCTCTTGTACTACCAAATAGGGTAACCAATATCCGATTGCACCCTGAATATCATTTCGAATTCTTTCCTTGAAGTCTTCTTCATCGGAAATGTTTTCAAAAAGAATACGTCTAAGTTCGGTTCCAAAGTCGGGTTGAAAGTACCGTTCTCCCTTTGCAGTCAACAAAAGGTTCTTCAGATTACTCATAACCTGATCCTTGTTGATGTAGGTTGGTCGAAACACACCGTTCGGATCATTGAACGGAAGTCCAACACCGATAGGTCTCGTAATTCTGTTTGCAACTGTATTTCTATCACCAACAAACTCAGTTGCATCTACAAGAAGTTTTCTACGGTTTGTCAATTATTATCCCCCGTTTTTCTTTTCGTTTATTTTTGCCATAAGGGCAGAATAATCACGTGTAAGTGCCTTTGAAACTTCAGGTGTTAGATCTTCCGCAGAAACACCACTTGGGATTGCACCTGAAAAATTCGTTCCTGCAACCATAGAAGAGTTGAACCTCATTTCAGGATACTCCTCATCATCGACGTAGTTTTCTTGTAATGAACGTCTTGTCTCATCAAGAATACTTTGGATACTCAGACCACGTTGTGCCTGTGGTGGAGATGATTTCTTTGGTTTTGTTGTGTTCGTTTTCGTAGTTACTTGCTCTTTATAGAGTTGTAACCCATGCTTTAGTGTTTCGAGGTTAGCCTTTTTACTTTCCGTTTTTGACTGTTTCGATAGAGCATATTCGATTTCCTCACGGATTATCGAACGAATCTCTTTCAAAAATGATTTGCTATCCATAGTTTCCTCGTAAAAGCTAATGAAAAATTAGTGACCAATCCTGTCCGTTGCCTTTTCAAGCTCCTTGCCATCTATGACATTGTAGGGATTTGGTGGTCTATTGTTAATATAACTATCGTATTGACCGTGAAGTTTGAAAGAATCGTCGAGTAACCCCAACTTATCTGTTCCATCTAACACCACAATGTCAGTTGGATTTTGCATACTATCACCACGTGTGTACACAATACCAGATACGTGTGTCCTCAGTAAATTGTAAGCACCAATTAGTAGTTTCTTGTTTTTCGGATGAGATGTATCTTCAATAGCTCGTAGATACTCGTCGATGACAGGTGTTTTTTTCAATCGTCCGTCTAATCTACCGTTTACAGTCCACCCGTTTTTGACACCACGTCTAATTATCAAAACTTCATGATCGGGTGAGAATTCCTTCAGACTGTGGTAAAACTTGAATCCATGAGATGAACCAACTTTAGACGCATCATCAATTTTTGTATTACCACCTAAAGTCAGAAACCCGTTGAGAGATACTCGTAACAGAATCTCGGCGTGCCCCTGTCTTGTTGCCTTGTTGTAGTACCCTATTACGGCACCCGGAAATGACCTTGGTATCTCAGTTAGTGGTGCGGTATTTGGTAGCCTTAATCCATAAGCACTACCTTTCCCAATCAATGTATCCAAATGTTTTATGTATGTCAGGTCAATAAAATCATCATCAGATTGATAGATTCCATTTGTCTCCAACAAAAAGTTGATATACAACCCAGCCCAATGTGGCTGAAACGCCCAGTTCTCACCGCGTTTTGTACCAACACCACCTTTGTTGAAAAGTGTTCCATAACTTCTACCAAGTTTAGTATTCTGAAAGGTTATAGGTGCCGCTAACTCACTACCCACCCCAAAACCGTATGGTACAACATTATTGAACATACCAACATTGCCAGCATTCAAAATGATAGCTATATCAACCGGACTCATTATCTTATCGACGTAACCACTGAACAACTTGTTTAGATTTACTACGGAATCGTTATTTACACCGAAGTCACAGAAAGATTTGAATCGTGTTGGAAATCTCTCAACACCATAATGTTTGAAGCTACCAAAATCAACCTCATTCAATACCGGATTCTTCATCGCACCAGACGCACCACGGTAGATTACGTAACTTGTGTCAAGTACAGGTTCAAGTGGTTTATATGTTGCTAATGTTGATGGTACTAAATCAACTTTCACATTCGGGTCGATAAGAGTCGGTGTCAAATCCATATTTGGGGGTTGATAATTAGGTTCCGTATAAACCTCATTCTCCTTCGTTAGAACCCATTCAGAAAAAGGTTGAAATTCAAGAGACACGTGAGATGAGATATTCTTTGGAACGTCACCAACTACACGTGACTTCAAGACAGATTCCTGTATAAAACTTGCCTTTACAGCAGCGGACTCTAACTTATTGGTTGCATCGACTGCTGAATCAATTGTTGCAACAACATCAGATGGAACTTGTGACTTTATCGAATCGACCACCTTCTCCTTTTCCAATACGGCTGCCGCATATTCTTTCGCCTGAATAACCTCTGGTCTATTTTCAACATCACGTGCCTTATCTAGGAATGACTTAGCTTTCGCTGTTTCCGATTCAAATTTTGTTTGAGCTTCCTTCACCAAGTTTTCACCCGTCTTTCTTGCATCATCATACTTGGATTTTGCGTCTACCAGTAGGGAGTTTGCCTTTGAAAGTGCCTCTTCTTTTAGATTGTCAGGTAAAGATTTTGCCTGTTCATACAACTTAGCGGCTTCTGCCTCTAAACCTTTTGCCTGTTCTTTCAATCCATTTACAGTTGATTCAACAGTTTGTTTCGTTTGATTGTAAGCATTCTCAGCATCTTGTATTGCCTTTTCACCCTTTTCCTTCAAAGACTTTGCCTCCTCGATAAAGGAATTTGCCTTTCCGTAAGCCTCGGTTGCTAAATCTTTGTACTTTTTTAGGTCACCGAATGATTTTACAGCGTCTAATGCACCAACATCACCCAACGTCTTACTTATTGAACTAAGGTTTCCATCGAGCGCTGTTTGTGCACTAGCCGCTAGCGTTTTGAGAGAATCGAGTTCTTCCATTCCAGGTAAAGAAACTCCTGACAATGATGATAGGAAGTTTTTTATACTGAGTCCGCCGGCGAGTTGTGTTGCAAAATCAGATACCTTCGGTGGAAAATTCAACTTTAGTTTTGCAACCTCTTTCAATGCCTTATCACCTTCATTGAATATCTTGAAAGCATCATCTACAAATTTTGCGGAACTCGTTGCTATGTTCTCATTTACGAGTGGTATATCAAATGAAGGTATCTTGATACCAAGTCGTGAACTCACGGTATCACGGGCACTTTCGACTTCCTTTACAGTGATGTCAAGTTTATTCCTAGCCTCGGGTATTGCATTTGACTGAATATCATTTATTTGAGATTCAATACTCTGTTGTTCCGTTTCAAGTTTGTTTATCAGATTGAGTAAATCCTGTGTCATCAAAATCCCCAGTTACAATATTATTACCAATAAACAACAACAGGGAATGGTCTTCTACCACCTATGATATTCTGACCATTTACCACAAAACACGTGGAGCCGCCACCGTCACCCAATATACATTTGTCAACTTTAGTATCCTCTTGATTGAAGTAATTCAGGATACACTGTGCAATATCTTTTGGGTATCCATTACCTGCACCGGCAAAGAATGTTTTCGTACCATTCTTTGCGATAACTCTTCCAACAAAAGGCCAAGCGGTCGATTTACTTGTATTTGAAGTTGATACTTTATTATCATTGATTATCAAATAACTACCAGGAGCCGCCATAGTAACACCAGACTTAGGTATAAGAGAGTCCTTGTCAATTATTTTTGAACCATATTGTACAAATTCAACCTGACCATTGACAATCGCAAGAGCAGGAAATCCAGGAATGAACTGTTTTGGTTTTGCACCATAGTATTTTCCGTTTACAATAAATGCACCGGTTGGTTGACCCGAGCCCCAACCTGTGTTTCTAATCTCATACAGGGAGAGGTTGACAAAGTTTTTGTATTTATCCTTCCAAAATGGGAAGTTTGTTGGATTACCAGCAACTTGTTCTTGTACAGTTGTTTTATTCGCACCGGTTCCCTTTGTTTTTGTTACAGTGACAACTTCGTTATACTTTCCACCGTAATCATTTTTCTTTATGTAGTTCTCAAGTGTTTCACCACGGTTGTTACCACGTCCAACGAGAACTTCCCACTTCGGTGCAGTTCCACCTGATGTTCCAATCTCTTGGGTGCCCTTTGCGTCTTTCAGTGGCTCTATTGCACCATAACCAATAGAGATACGAGGTATATCACGTTGTAGTTTTATCGCGTTACATCCAAGTTTCACAATTCCACCAGAAACTGTGCTTTGAACTTCAGTGGATGATTCTGGAACACTGATGTTGTTTTGTGAAGTGTTAGTTGTACTCGTTGTACCTGAAGTACCAGCTGTTCCAGACGTACCACTGGTTTCACTTGTAGTGGTCGTTTCAGTTTGATCTTTCTTCTTACGTGTATCGTTTAGAATATTTTCGAGACTTGTTGCAACAGGGTTTCCTGTTTCTTTGTATTTGTTTATCAACTTGACAAGTTCGTCTTCTTCAATACCAACCATTTCCAAGTCAGATTCTGGTGTAATCTTTGTTAGGATAACTTTGATTTCTTCTAATGACTTTTTACGTTCTTCGGAATCCAAAGAGAGTTTTGCAAGTTTTGCACGAAGTTTTTCCAAGTCTTCTTGTGCCTGAATGACTTTTGGATTTTGATCAACAGGAATTTGCGACCACAGTTCATCTATACTCGTCATGTAAGCCTGATTGCCATCAATGATGGCAGTACCGTCATAACGTCGAAGTGCATTTGCGTTATCAAATCTTTCGTTCGATAGTATATTTTCATCATCCTTGAGAAAAACAACACCCTTGAACATATCGGCTGTTTGAAATCTATCCAAACTCAGTACCTGTTCTATTCCCTCAAGTGATCCGTAATCATCTGGAACATCGGTCCAGTCTTCACCCAATGTATCACTAAAATCAAAGTTTGTTGAATCTGATTCACTTGGTAGATCCGTCGTGTCATCTGATACCTGGCTATTATCACCCTGAGCGTCTGTGTTTATACTACCGTCGGAATTGATTGCAGGTTCGGGTGGGTTTTTCGAGTCCGTAGTATCAAGATGTCCATGCCATTCCCAGTGCCAGTATTCATTAGAGATGTTATTTATTTTGAAGCGGTGTGCATTTTTTACCCAACAAAACCAAGCAGCGGCTCTACCGATTTGGTGATTAGTTGCATCATATGGATCAGGAAAACAATAAGTATCAGTAGTACCCCAAACATCAGCCGCACGACCAGTTGAGTGTATTGTATTACATATACGTTTTAGGTTACAACTTGGTGACTTTGCACTCCGTAATCTATTACACTCACGTAGAGTCTCAGAACCAGGACAACATCTATTTGCCATACCTTTTGGACCAGTGGCAGCCAAACACCCTAACCCAAAACCCATCCGTGTTCCTGTTGATTTTGCACACTCAGTTGATAGTGAGGTGAAAGCTTCCTTAGCCAGTTGTGGCCAATTTTTGTAGCATCCCGTTTTACCGTTGTTTATTTGTGACAACTCGTTCGGGTGTAAACTTGATCCTAAACCAATCGCGCTAAAGTATCCGGGAACTTTACGCTTACACCTCTGTATATCAGCCCTTCGTAGACAAATGAACCTAATACCCTGTTCATTTTTAGCAACTCCACGTTCAATTATTCGTTCTACAGTTACTTCGGTACAACCGAAGAAGTCGATTTTATCACCTGGATTTACAACTTTGAATACAGCCATACCTTTTCCTAAACTATATTAGAAAATGAAATACCACCCGATGAATCACCGAGTGATTTTTGTGGAATAGGTAGTACATAATCCGTAGTTTTTAGTGTTGAGAACTTACTTCGGTCACTAGCACTCGGGCCTTCGGCATATTCATTTACGAAAGCAAATTTACTTGCCAAGGACGGTAGTTTAGACAACATCATGTTTAGATTGGTTATGAATCCAACAAATTCACCGGCGTTTAGAGGTGGGCCTGATGGGCCTACACCTGTTGGATGTGTTTCGAGTGCAATTGCACGATTCATGTCAATCAGTAGGTACAGAATTTGACCCAACATCTCAACTACTCGGTCTCCAAGTAAGATCGGAGATGTGGCATTGAAACCCAACGCAATCTTACCACCTTCCAACTCTACGATATTCTTTGCGTTGAGTACAAGACACTTTTCAGTTGCAAATCCAATTCCCTCTTTTGCAAAACCAACAATTTCTTGTTTCTTTGCATTCAGAACAAGACGATCGGATGCAAGTATGATTTGATTTCCACCGTAATCATTTTTCCGAAATAAGTCAACTTCTTTATCAGTTATTGATGGTGAATATTTAGAAGCCGGATTGAATTTCACAGACTGACCTGATGTCAACCATATGGATGCATCATCATCATCTGGACTTTCGATGTGGAACTCGTTGTGTTTTTTATTCTCGGAATTTGGATTCGTTCCATTGGAAATTATGGTAATAGGATTTCCTGTGATTCCTTTACCTTTATCCCAATTCGGTGGTGAAATGTAACTACGACGTAAATCAACGGTTGAGCCCAATCGTATGGATTGACCCCATCTTCCTTCGATTATTACATCACCCGAAAAGGGTTGAATAGGAAACAGATCTTTTCGTTCAGGAAAAGTTGGATCAATTGTCTTTTTTGTACTGTTGTTATCTGCAACACTCGTAGTCACGCCAAGAGAAGCGAGACTCATTTTTGATTTAGTATCCTGAACTACATCCTTCAAGTCATTTGCACCAGGCAAACCATTGTGGTGTACCGAACTCTGTATTGAGATCGGCATTGTGTAGTAATACTCTTTAGCGTTAGAGGCGCCTGATTGAAATGGTGTTGGTGCAAGACATACAAATACAATCTCACCAACAATAGGAATGTTCTTTATGTTCGCGTGTAAGGCACGTGCCTGAATTACGTCACTTGGCCTTCGTGTTGAACCACCGGATAAAATCTTACAGTATATGGTATACAATCTGTCACGAGTCTTCTGCATATAATCAACAGAGACTACTTCAGCGGCTACCCATTCACTTTCATTTCCGGCATTAACCGTTATTTTGTTCGGACTTGACATTCAGTTCATTCGCCTCATTTGATTCACCGATTGATTTTATCTCTTTCAGAAGAGCATCCTTTTCTTCGTCTGTCAAGAAAGAACTTCCCTCTTCGGTCTTGTTTGAAACCATTCGTTGAATAACAGCGGCGAGTTTTACAAGATGTTCGTCATTCTTGACAGAAACCTCCATATAGTCCTTGATGACGGGAACAAGAAGTGCAGCATCACCTATATTTGTGATAAGTGGCTTCAAGTCCGCAATCAGAAGGTTTATCTGGCGGTCTTTCTTCTTTTGGTTCTCGTAAATATCTTTTAGTAAGTCCGAGAACTTTTTGTTTCCGAATATTTCTGCATCAAAGCTCATATACTATAACTATGTTAGTCCTCAATAATGTCCTGAATCTCAAACCAATCCATATCTGCTATATTCTGTCCATCGGAGTATGCCTCATAAAGACGACCATAGATGAGTTTGAATCTTGTAATGACATTTGTTATGTACTGTGTCTTTATACCCGTTCTCTCTCTGATTAGAATATAGAGTGCTTTCTTGTTGTAATTCTCGATGTTGTCACGTGTCTTGAAAAGATATAGAATAGAGTCTGCAACTTGTATATCTCGAGTCTTGTTGAATATCAGTGGTAAGAATCCTTCGATAATGTCAACAAAAATGTCAACGAAATCACGTTGTTCGTCTATGAATTCGTTTCTCAGTTGTTCATTCACAATATTACGTTCAGAGTCGATTGCCTCCAAATTGTGACGTTTCTTGTAGAGATAATAGTTCTTATTGTTTTCCGCTATAAGATAGTTCTTAGCTACGATAGAAAAATAAGAGAATGCCTTGAAACCACTATCACCGTCATACTTACCCAATTTCTCGTGGAGGAATGTAACAACTTCATGTTTTACATCTTCATGTGGGACATCGAAATTGTAGAATTTGAACCTATGAATCATTATTTCTGCAAGTTTGTAAAATGCAGGGTGAATCTTCTTAGTATAGATGATATTTCTTTCAAGTGGGTCGGAAGACTTGTTATATTGAATGATAGCGTCTTCAGTTTCCTGTGTGAAATAGATGTTCTGTTTTTTCTTTTTGACTTCCATCAGAACCTCTCTATTGTGCCACGGACACTATTTTCTTCATCATTCTGTTCCTGTTCCAACTCAAGATAAAGAGCAATATCATTGATAATCTTCTTTATCTCTTTGAAGATAACACCAACTTCGTCATCTGATTCAAATGCTCCACGACGGTCTAATTGTTTCAGATATGACTGTTGACTCAATACACGACGGCGCACCGCGAGGATAAAATCAACATTATCCTGAGCAATTGATTCTAACTGTGCATACTTACGATTCAGATTGTAAATGACATATGATGAACCGAGTAGAAGTAAAACCAAAAACAAAACAAGTACAATCATATTATCCTCTCTTGAATTTTGGCTCGATGATTGAATCAATTAT